GGACAGCGACTGCATCGTGGCAGGGCGCTGGGTGCTGTTCACCTTTGATGGGCAGCGCCTGGATTTTAATGGCGGCGGTGGATTATCCTCCGGCAAGCTGGCACAGGCCACCGCCGCGGAATCCGATGTGCTGTCCGGCAAAAAATTCTACGCCGGTAACAAAAACCTGAAAACTGGCACGCTGGCACTTTCCGGCAACGCCAATGCCGCGCAGGTGCTGTCTGGGTACACGTTTTATAAAGACAACGCCAAGTCGAAGCAGACCGGATCGATGGCTAATAGAGGCAGTATTTCTACAACTCTTAATCCTGGTGGTAGTAAATCTTATTCGGCTGGATATTATTCCGGCGGTACCATAAATTGTAACTCAGCCACTAGTGTAATTAAGACAACCACATTGAATATTTCAGGTACGTGGTCGCAAAATACAGCCTCTGCCTCTGCTCCTGGAACCATAGTTGGAATCAAAAGCATGTGGCGTAACGGAGATAGCAGTTCTCCACGTTCAATTTCAACGAGTGGAAGTACATTATCAGTTGAATGGGACTCATATGACGGATCATTATCTTTGTCTTTCACAGTTGCATATATTTAACTTACAAATTATTAACTGATGCAAATTTAAAACATAGTGATTTATCTTTTCGAGACGCTATGGATTACAATTAAAATTGCATAAGGAAGGAGAAACACCATGAAGCTAATCGATGCAACCTGGAAGGGTGGCATCGCATAAGTTCTACATTGCCAACGAATCCAGCCAGTTTGTGGACGAACCCGCGGGAAACGGCAGAATGGAGATAAAATGATACATAACTTAAAATTATCCGGGTATAAAGCATCAGCGGGAATACCATCACCATGAGATGGAGCGGTAACGGCACGGTGAACCGCCAGATCACACTGATTTACTACTGATTTTTGGGAGGTGCATGATGGTACATACTTTGAGACTTGACAACTACTACCCCACCCCGCAAAAGCTGGTGCTGGGGACGAATTCCAGCTTTGGCACGGAGAGTATCAAAATCGAGCGCGGGGCCGGGTGGGACGGGCTGGCGCTCA